TTCTTGGTTAAGAACAAGTATCTGACAAGATTGCTTGATGCAAAGGGTGAAAACAATGAGTCCAACTGGTCATCAATTATTACAAATAAAGGTAGTGTTCAACACCTTCCTTTCCTTACAGAAGGTGAAAAAAGTATATATAAAACAGCACAGGAATTAGATCAGAACTGGGTGGTACAACACGCAGGGGATCGACAACCTTTTATCTGTCAAGGACAGAGTGTAAATATTTTCTTCCCCGCAGGTGCAGATAAGTCTTATGTGAATAGGGTACATATCAAAGCATGGAGTGAAGGTCTCAAGGGTTTATATTATCTACGCACAGAAGCAAAGTCTCGTGCGGAAAACGTCTCAGAAAAAGTAGAACGTGTTGCACTCCAAGAGGATACACGAAGCATCGTGTACTCCAAAAAGAATTGCCCGTTCTGTTCCATGGCAATGGAAGAACTGAAGTTGAGAGGAATACCATACGATAAGATAGATCTTGCAGACATTGGTAAAACCGCTGCCGAAGTGACAGGAAGAAAAGTAAAAACCGTCCCTCAAATATACATTGGTGGTAAGTATATTGGTGGATACGAAGAACTAATGAAGCATCTCGAAACACCATTCGAAGATGAGTCAGAAGAATGCAGAGCTTGCGAAGGATAAAAATGGCACTATTAGATTTTAGTAAAACATATAAACCTTTCCTCTACCCTTGGGCAGTGGAATTGGTAAAGAAACATGAAGAGATCCACTGGGTAGAAGACGAGGCAGAACTCTCGGAAGATATCCAAGACTGGAGAACTAAATTATCAGAAGAAGAAAAAGAATTTGTTACTCAAGTACTGAGGTTGTTCACACAGTCAGACGTACAGGTAGGGGAGAACTACCACGAGTTATTGATCCCGAAGTTTAAGAACAACGAGATCCGTAACATGCTATCATCATTTGCTAATCGTGAAGGAGTACACCAACGTGCATACGCACTATTGAATGATACTCTGGGATTACCAGATGAAGAACATTCTGCGTTCATGGAATACAAAGAGATGGCAGACAAGATTGACTTCATGAAAGAGGGTAACATCAATACCCATACTGGACTTGCATTAATACTTGCACAGTCTGTATTCAATGAGGGTATGTCTCTGTTCGCATCGTTCGTGATGTTGTTGAACTTCCAACGTTTCGGTAAGATGAAAGGTATGGGAACAATCGTAGAATGGTCTATCCGTGATGAGACTATGCACGTACAAGGTAATGCGAAACTATTCCGTGAGTTCTGTGAAGAGCATCCACGTATTGTTAATGANNNNATCTATGAGATGGCAAAGAATGCTGTTAAGTTAGAAGACAGGTTCATTACTCTTGCATATAAGTCTGGTACTATCGAAGGTCTAACTGAAGAAGATGTTAAGCAATACATCCGACACATTGCAGACCGTAGACTATTACAACTGGGTATGAAACCTAAGTTTGGTGTAAAGGACAATCCACTACCGTGGTTGGACTGGGTACTGAATGGTGCGTCACATGATAACTTCTTTGAGAAACGAGTTACTGAGTATTCCGTAAATGGAATGGAAGGTGAATGGGGATGGGAAGAAGTCGGCCCTCAACCAGAAACATGTGGTCTTGATGGACAAGGATGTGCGGCGTGAGTGGTAAATACGAGATAGAATGTGGTATATGTGACATAACAACTGTCGTAGAAGTATTGTATGACAATGATCATCCACAGCACTGTCCTATGTGCGGAGAAGATGCAGTACCAGAGTTTATTGAAGGAGTTGAGTAATACCTATATACAGGTATGACTTGGCATAAAAACAACTTAATATTCGAACCAACAGAAGACGAACTCGGCAAGTATGTCGGGTTCGTCTATCTTATTACAGAGCGTGATACTGGTAAGAAGTATATCGGTAAGAAATTCTTCTGGAGCAAACGCAGACTCCCACCATTGAAAGGTAAGTCAAGGAAACGCACAGTAGTTAAGGAAAGTGACTGGAAGGACTACTACGGATCCTCAGAGCATCTGAAGACACTTGTAGAGCAGAAAGGTGGTGAAGCATACTACCGTGAGATCCTACACTTGTGTGAAACAAAAGGTGAATGTTCCTACCTTGAAGCAAAGGAACAGTTCCTACGTGACGTTCTGTTACGTGAAGATTACTACAACGAATTCATAGGTTGTAAGATCCACTCAAAACATCTACCCAAGAAGAAATGGGAACGAGCAATATTTCCGTGAACCACGACTGCATAGTTGCATTCTCTGGTGGAGTAGAGTCCACTGCATTGTTATGTCATGTTGTGAAGCAGGGTATGAACCCATTAGTAATACATGTAGAAGTTGGACTGGGTTGGAAACAGCAATCCGAATGTGCTGATCTTATTGCGTCCAATCTTGATGTTGATTTGAGATACATAGAATATGTCAACGAACACCCCCTAACCGATAAACAAAAACTATTAGATCATTACTTTGATCTTGGTATACATCCCCCATTCTTTTTTACATGGTGTAACATCATGCAGATGGTGAATGTAAATAACCCCCACATTCATAAGATCTATTTTGGGTTTAATGCATCAAATGATAAGCAGATGCCCTATGCCGAAGAACATCAAAGATCAATAGAACGTGTATTGAACCTAATCAATATCCCAACTAAGATGTCCGCACCTCTTGGTCATATGACTAAGAAAGAGCAGTGGGACTCTATCCCCAAACACCTTCAGAAATATGTACATTCTTGTGTACATTCATCAAAACGAGCATGTGGCAAGTGTTCTAAGTGTACAGAATTTCTCCATATGAGTGAAAATAAGTAAAGAAAACGCTTGACA